GCTGACTGAAGAACAGTAAGCATTGCTGGTGATACTACCAAGTAGTTACCTGCGCCTCTTCTTGTTCTTGCGGCGATCAAGTTAGCGGCTCTATTTACTAGAACTGCAAATGCGGCATGCTCGTCACCAACAAATGTAGCAGTACCGGATACGCCGGCCTGGTTATATGTTAATGAAGGTGTACCTGCCAAGCTTCTAAGAGAAGCAAGGATTTCTTGGTCGATTTCAGCAGTAATTTCTTGGGCTAGTGCCGCCATAACTTCTGCTTCTACGTCGAGGCCGTGCATAGAATTTGCATCTTGAGCGGCTTCAAAAGTCCATCGAGCTGATAGCTTTCTGGTTTTTGCTTCGACTGTTTGCTTTAATACCTGGATGCTTAACTTTTTACCAGCAGTAGCTTCAAGAGTTGAAGTTGCGTCTGCGGCGTTAGTTGTTGCATTACCAGAATATCCAGTAGCAATTGAGAATGGGCTTAGTGCCTCATCACCTGAAGTAGCTGAGTCAAATGTTTCAGCATATCTTACTCTAAGTGTGTGGATTTGACCCACTGGGCCTGTCATAGGCTGAACACCAACTAGCTCGTTAGCGATAACTGTTGGCATAACACGTCTGATGACTGGGAGGATAACTTTATTTAAAGTTGCAATGTTACCGGCCATTGTAGTGCCAGCAGATGCAGTCTCTGTCAAATAGCTTTTAGTATTCTCTAGAGTTTGCTCCATAACAACTTTTTTGTTACCTTCAAGTCCGTCGGTCAGTGCAGTTTTGGTTTCATTCCAATTTTCTGTTAGGTTCATTGGATTCACTCCTAATTAATTGCGGATACCCGCTAGTTTGCGAAGGTTGATAATTTCAGCCTGTGTTCCGCTATTATTAGAGTCACTTGAGGCTTTGTTACCTGTAAACTCAGTCTTCTGAGTTTCGTTAATCATATTATTTTTAGTTGGCGTAGCATCTTCCTTTATAACGCTAGGCAAATACTTCTTAAACTGTCGTTGTAGTCTGTCAGTTTGTACACTTTCGAGTAGATCTGACATAATTTCACGTTTGTCTTTAGCCAACGGAGCCATAAGCTCATCGAGGATTTGCTTTCTTTCTGTTGATTGTTCCATTACTTTAACAGCCTTCTTGCCTTCTGCTATCATAACGTCTTTTTCATTCAGCTTATCTTCAGCTTCTTTCAACAGACCCGACATATCCTCTATTTTCTTAGAAAGTTTTTTAACTTCAGTACCTTCTGCTAGGTAACTTGTCATAAACTCACCTGCAAATGTTTCGAATATTTTACGTCCGAATTCATTTTCACGTGCTGACTTAATATCTTCCTTCAGTGTTGCCAATTCCTTGACAAAACCTTCTGATACGATGCCATGCACTTTTTCAGATGCTTGTTTAACAAACTTAGCTCTGGTATCTTCGATTACTTTCTTTCCTTCTTTAATCATTTTGACTTTTTGCTCAACTAGTGAACGCTTGTCATCATGAAATTCATTTAACTCCTTAGTGAGTTGCTGGATTGCAAAGCCTTCTAGCTTAGATATTTTATCTTCGCCAGCTTTACGATCCGCTCTCAATTCGGAAATTTCCTTCTTGAGAGTTTCCATAATGAAATTGTTTAGAACTTCAGCATGTTCGGCAATCGCTTTTTTGTACGTTACACGTTCTTCTGCTACTTTTTTCTTGTCTTCATTAAACTCAGTGAGTTCTTTGACTACAACATCACGTAGCATTTTATCCGCGGCTTCAATGATCTGTGATTTATCATGATCATATCGCTGTGCAAATTCTTCTCTAAGTTCGCTAGTAATATTTTTCTTAGCTTCTTCGAGTTTTGCTTCAAATGCTTCATTTATAGATGCTCTAACATCTTCGGAAAGCACCTCGGAGCCTAGAAGTTCTTCAATCGCTGTAAGAGCCATTTTTATCTCCTATATCCAAGGTCGTTAATGAACCGTAGGATCTCTTCCTTGAGATACTTTTGGGCTTTCTTGTCGTGTTCAGTAGCTCTAGCAACATCCATAAGCACATTTCCCTTACGACCATGGTTCATTAGCTGTTCGTAAATGGGATCTGGATACGCCTCTGGAGCACTCGGATTGGCAACGATATCGACTGTGACTATTTCAAAGTCGCTAACTTGGCCGTTCTCTGTAACGTTACCGCTACCTCGACTAGATACGCCTAGTTTTACACCATTCTCTATCAGGGTAGTACATATGTTACCCATCGGAGTTGGTAATAATTTTAGCTTACCAATTCCATCTGATCCTTGCATTTGAATATTTTGAATCACATGACTCACTCTATCCAAGTTAATGTTTAGATCATCTGGATGATCGGCTTCGCCTAATACGCTATATCCACCTTCAATTTTTTCTTGCAATGTTTTAACTGCATTATTAATCTCAGTTAGTGGATAAACTCGTCCGTTATGATTCTGCTGTTCACCCTGTATGAAAATGCCTTTCATATACAGGTCTTTGCCCTCGCTGTCTTTTTCAGCAACGAGAGCGGCCTGTGTAGGTGACATTGTTTCAATTAAAGTTTGCATCATCTAACTTACTTCTTTGCTCGTTTTGTTTCAGTCATCTTAGGTTTAGGTGCTGAACTCAACTTAGCATCTTGATTGTCTGTGCCCATGCTACCAGATGATGGCGCAGATCGGCCTTTTTCTTCGCCGCCTTTTGTCATATCAACTGATTCCCCGCCTACATCTTCACCAGGTCCTACAGGACTAGCTTTGTTGTCTGCGTGGTCTGCATTGTCAGCAGTTTTCTTTTCAGTATATTCACGTAGATCTTCATCTAGATCTTCTGTCTTAGCTTCTTCTTTAGCATCGTCCTTAGCTTCTTCTACAGCTTCGTCTTTTGCTTCTTCAACAGCTTCGTCAGTTTCTTCAGTCTTTTCAGCAACTGGTTGTTCAATACTTTCTTCTGGCATTTCTGGCATTTCCATGTCCATGTCAGCTTCAGCTTCGTCACCGGCTTCGTCGCCCATGATTTCTGCAAATGTTGCTTTAAGTTCTGCTAGAGCGTCTTCTACGTTCATAATAGCATCTTCGGCTTTTTCAGCATCGCCTGATGGTGCTTCTTCGTCGCCCATTTCAGCTTCGCCTTCTTCGTCTTCGCCGTCTTCGCCAAAGTATTCTTCAGCTTCGATTTCTTGTTTGTCTGTCTCGACATCGTCAAGGAAGTCAGCTTCGTCGTCTTCACTACCGAAGTCTTCATCAAGTTCTTCCTCGTTAGCTTCGTCTACGATTTTCTCTTCTTCAATCTCATCCGATTCAACAAGGTCTGACCATACTTGACGGGCAAGTCCAACATAATATTCATGCAGAAGTTCTTCTGCCTGCTCTTTGTCCTCATTAATGAGGTGTTCCAGAGCTTTTTCTAGTTTTTCTCGACTCATAATAAATCTCCCGTTAGTAGAGTTAATACGTTTTTATTTAAGACGTCTTGGTAATACGTCTTGGTAAACACCTGTCAAAACCGTCTTTTTGACAGAAAATGCCTGTAGAGTGCCATAAATGCCTGGATTAGTTTAAGCCTGTTCCCCTTGGAACCGTGTGCCGTAAATTTGTTTATATAACTTAATACGTTCAAGTTCTTCTAGTTTTTTACTAGCATTGAAACTTTTAAGTTTATTAAGGTGCCTTAATGTTAGCCTAGGGCGTCTAGCTTGATCAATATCAATTTTACTAAAATCGTCTCTTGAACTGTCTTTAAATTCTACTAAACGCATGTTTTAATTCCTAATTGTAGTATATATGCCTAGATGTCTTACTTCTACGTAAGACCGGTGTCAGAATCGGGGTTTTCGCCACCACCTAGTGGTGAATCGTCTCCAGTTCCTACATCATCTATGTCTGCATCTGGTGCTATATCTACTGCGGTATCTGTATTAAGCTCTTCTGGTCGCATACCAACTGCACTTAATCCACTACTTGTATTACTGCTTTGATTAAGTTCATCAATAGTACCCATTTCTTCTTTCCACATTCTTTCGTTTTCAATGATCTCGTCTTCATTGAGTCCAAGATACTTGCTTAATATAAAACGTCTACTTAGATAAGGAACACCTTCAAGATTGTTAAACAATCCAGAACGTTGTGTATCTAGTTCAATGCTTCTATAATCACTGAAGCTCTGTGGTTCTAAGAAACGCACTTCAAATGTTTGTGCTGGTACTTCAATGCCTTTATGTTTACAGTACATTTTAAATTCTTTGTCAAATACATCCTGCATGATGTTTTGTAATCGTAAACAATACTTATTGAATCTGTATTCCTGAATAAATGCTGTACCAACTCTGCCATCATTGTATGAGGAAGTTCCATCATCTGGTCCTGTTGGTAGATAACTGCTAGGCACACGCAATGCTCTAAGCATTTTGTTTGTAAAGTATTTTAAATCATCAATTTGACCTAAGTTTTCACCGCCTGGTAACACTTCAACTTTAGAACCTCTACCTTCAGCAGTTTGTGCAAAGAAGTAGTCTTCCATGATGGATAATGGATTATAACTGCTATCCATAATGTTAGCACCACCACCTGTTTTAGAAGGAATACGTCTTTGATGAATTTCGTTTTTAACTCGCTCAACAAAACTGATTGCTTTGTGTGTTGGCATGTCGCCAACGTCTACATAAAACACTCTGCGTTCTGGAGCTCTTTGTACTCTGTATATAATAATAGAATCTTCAAGCAATTCTTTTTGCTTGTATGTTTTAAAAATAGGATCTAGTATACTGTTACCAAAAGGAAAGTTTGTGTCCATTCCTTCGCTTAATGCAACATGCACAATATGTTCGGCATCAACTGCAAACTCTTGTATCTGTCCTGAATTGTTTTGAAACACACCACTAGGACCACTCATGCCAGGTGTTTGTCCACCTTTAGCTAAGTTGTCTATTGTGTTGTAGCTATCTTTATGTTGTTTAATTTCTGTTGCTACAAGTGTTTGTAAGTTCAAGTCTATATTTTTAAGTATGTACTGCTCAGGTTCCTTACCCTTACTATCATTTAAAATAACTTTAGATACGTCAACTGGATTAGCCCATATAAGTTTATATGTTTCTGGATCACGTATAAAGATTTGATCTCCGTACTTAATAGTGTTTCTGAATATTCTAAACAAACGTCTATCAAATTCATTTATATTACACCATTGCCGTAATGCTGTGTTAAGTACGTCTACTTCACTTTCTGTGCTATCTTCTTTATAATTGATTTCAAAAGGAAGATTATCATCATCTGTAATTTGTGTACTAAATTCACTAATTGTATCTAATGCGGCATTTATTTCACTATCCATATCCATTGCGTCATATTGCATATAACGCTCAACACGATTAGGGTGGCCGCTGTATAACTCAGGTAGGTAACTTTGCCATCTATTTGCACTAGGAGATGCTTTATCGCTTCCTTTACCACCTTGATATACTGTAAAATGTTTTTTCCAACTCATATGATTTTTTCCATAACTGTATCGTTCTATTGTATGTTATTTATGGTAACATGTCAACCTTAATTGTTTCGACTGTTTATTTCTCTCATTTCTTTTTCTTTTACACTTAGATGGGCTGAAGCTACTACCCTAGACGCATCTACATCATCTGCTATAAGTTTAAGTAACTCTATTTGTTGTTGATGACCTTTTTCATTAATTGAACCTATTCTTGTTAACAAGTCTAATTGTCCTGTGCCTTTAGCTGGATCAACTCCTGCCATAATATCACCTAAATCAGTTTGTCTAATATTATTAATAGCTGTAACAGTATTGGCAATATTTTTCTTAATATCGTCATCGCTGATATTATTATTAGGTACTTCATTAATACTATTATCATTATTATTGGTAGATGAATCATCGTCATCACTTGTCATGTATTGATAACCTTTATATAATCCATAACCTCCTAATGCTAGGGCCGCGGCACCTGCAACAAATGGTGCTACTGAACTAGCAGAAATTGTAGCAATCGCGGCGCCTGCACCCCTTATAACCAATGATCCCGCGGTGCCACCAAATACATAACCTCCTGCAGATTTAAGCCCACTAAACAACGAATTCCATGCTGTTCTTAACTTGCCAGCTTTTCCACGACTAGGTTTTTTGCCATCTCCGCCACCAAAGCCAAACATATCTAGATCCATACCAAAACCACCGCCGCCACCTTCTCTATCTTGTGAAGCATATTCTTTAGCCATCATAAATGCTACAGCGGCTCCAATTTCTGTAGTCGACATGCCTTTACTAAGATCACCATCTAGTCCCATACTACCACTTAGCATTTCAACAACGCCTTCTACAACTCTACTTGTCTGTTGTCCATCGCCTGGTTTAAATGTATAATCTCCAAAACCTATTTCTGTATTAGAAACCTTTGTTATTATCTGACTAGCTAGTTCTCGCAATCTTCGTTGATTTAATGCCAAACTTGTACCTGTTGTATCTAATTCTAGTGCACCTATGTCTGCATCAAATAAATTTGTTCCACGTTGGTTTAATTCCATTATGCTCTGTAATATATTACCAGCACCACCACCTACGTTAGCATTATCAGAAAGTGTAGCTAATCTACTCATTCCTTCAATAAATGCTTCATTTTGTCCCATGCCTTGAAATGCTTGTCCCATACCTTGAATAGATCGGATATCATTATTTAGATATGCATTCATTATTTCAGTGAAACCCGGTCCACCTTGTCCAATCATAAGTTGAGATGCCGCCAATAAATCTGGAGACATTCTTTTTAACATAACTTCTACACTTGTATTTGATTGATCCGCCGCATTGGCTATTTTTATTAATTCTGGACCAATTACATCTCCAAACATAGCCTGTACAACATTGGCAGTATTCAATGCTTGGTTCCGTTCATCATCTGACATATTCATGTAACGTAAACCACCAACTGGATCTGTTCTTTCTGCCATTCTAGCTCTTAACAGTTCTCTTCTATCAGCACCAGTTAAGTTTGCTAGAGCTGTGGCTTCAATTAACATTCTGTTTAATCCGCCGTTTGTATCTTGTAATGATTTAGCTACTTGATCTTGGCTCATACCCATTCGTTGCATAATTTCTATCTCTTGCAACATTACACCATTTAGTTGTTCAACAGTAAATCCAAAGTCACCGTATTCTGCAGTACCTTCGGCAAATGATTTGCTAAGTCCTGAAAAAGCCTTCATACCTTCATCAACATTACTACTCAATGAACCAACACTTATACTACTTTGTTCTAATGCACTAGTTAAATCTTTTAAAAATAATCCAGCTTCACCAGCCGATGTTCGCAGTTCAAGCATATTGGTGTATAAACCACCACCTGTTATTTGCGTCATATTTCTAGCTTGTTCGGCAAATTCATCTGCAACACCTAATGCAAATCCACCTATTGCAGTCATTCCTTTAGTTAATGCACCAAGTCCAGCTTTAACGAATGGATTATTAAATCCTTCAACTATAGATTCACCAATTTTACCCATGCCTTGTACTGCAGGTCCAATGGTACCAGCCATAGTATTGTTACCTGCAATAAGAGCTTGAAATCCAGATGATATTGATTTTATCCCTGCCGCGGCATCTTTTCTTTGTTGTTCTCTAGTTTTCTTTTGCTGTTCTATTTGATCTTTTGTAAGTTGTTGATCTTTGGAATCAGCTATTTGATCTTGTCTTTGGCTTTCTTCTGCAACTTTAAGTTGTTGTTCTAATTGTTGTTGTATAGCCCTTTGTGATTCTTTCATACCTTTAGCACTAAGATCATTTCCTCTTGCTAAAGTTTTTAATGCTACTAGATTCAAACCGGTATCAACTGCAATACGTTGTAACGTTGCTTCCATTGCAAAATCAGGAACGTCTGCAATCATATTACCTTGTGCATCTGCATTAATATTAATTCTAGCCATTAAATACCTACATAAATAACTGTGTATTATAGAACATACACTATGTATTTATAGAGGAAAAACATGTCAGATAACCCATTACTGTCGCATATGAGACAAGAAACTGTTTTTGTTAGATTACCTAGCAAAGGAAATTTTTATATAGAGCCTCCTGAATTAACAGATGATGGTGAGATAGGTGTGCGAAGTATGACTAGTGCAGATGAAATTGCACTACGAGTGCCTGATGCACTTTTTAACGGAGAAGCAACATATAGAGTATTACAAAGTTGTTGCCCACGTATTAAGAATCCAAAAGAAATGCCTTATAATGATGTTGATGTAGTATTAATGGCCATACGTAGAGCTACATACGGTAATGAAATTACTGTACCAATTGAATGTAAAAACGAAGAATGTAAAAATAAACAAGAGTATATAAAAGAAATTGATCCTGTACTTGCTCAAGTTCCTCAATTGGAAGATCAATATACAGTTTCTATTGGAAACCTAACAGTTTATATAAGACCAATAGATCTACAAAGTACTACAGAATTACAAATCCAAGCAGTTGAACAACTTAAAATAAACGAAACGTTAGGTAATTTTAAAGGTGATCCTGAACAGATAATAGCATTTCAAGATAGTGTTAAAACAGTAGCAGAAAGCAATTCTAGAATAATTGGTAGGTGCGTTTACATTGTTGAAATGCCAGATAAACAAAGAGTAGAAGATCCAGAACATATACAAGAATGGATTAATAATATTGACGTATCAACATATAATATTATAATGAAAAAGTTACTCGAAATACAAACTAAAGTAATAGAAGTATTTGTTGAAGGCGAATGTGTGAAATGCAGTACACCTTTTAAACAACCAGTAATTTTGGATCAAGCACATTTTTTCGCATGAGCGTCGCACGTAGTGACTACCAGCAAGTCAGGGCGGCGCAAGAAAAAATAGATGCTGAAAGAGACGGTTTAAAAGCTAATTTGATGGATACAGTATTGTATACCAATGGTGCATTTTCTTATCATGATTTATTACAGATGGAGCCATCTGAAATGGATATACTAATTGATCAATTTACTAATAAGATTGAAAAAGAAAATCAATCATATCAAACAGCAAAAGGTAAAAAGTCTGTATCTCTATAATTTATTTCTTCGACGAACAAATTCCTTGTCATCATCACTCCAACTTGCATAATATCCTTGTGCATCTAGAGTATTACTTGCATTAACCAATGTACTAAATCGCTGTAGCAATAACAAACCTGCTAATCCAAAATTCATTTCAACACCACTTACTAATTCATAATTTTCAGGATGGTCCATTAATAACCACATGTCATGTGGTTTCCACACAGTATTAAATTGTAATTTTGTTTTGAGCATACTTTCAAATGGTCTATCGCTATAAAACCACCATATAGCAACATCTAAACTGTCGTCCCAATCTGCCGCGACATGACTAAGCTCGTCCCAGTTTTTAAATTTTTGTATACTAACTCGTTCATCTAAAATTGCTTTTTTAGCAAACGGACATGGTGGAAAATTGTTTAGTAACGGATTTGGTCGACTTACAAAATTATATACCCAATTCTGGATTTCTTCATCCATTGAAGTAATTGTTAAGTTCCTCGGCTGTTTGTTTACACTTGTCATAACTACTGCCTGCTACAAATGCTAGGCGTTGTCCTCCTGGTGGATTAGCTTCTTCGTTATTGTCTATATCATAGTACACGAAGTTTATTCCTTCTGCAACCGAAAACTTTACTCGGTCTGCTAGTTTCATCTTATATGTTTTATTTAACTTGCCCCAAATTGGTATAGTACAGCCTCCTATATCGTCAGTTATAGGTCGCCATGTTCCTTCATTATAAAAGTATTTGATTTGTTTTATATACTTAGGTCCCCAAGCATACATCATTTCTACATTTGGTCTTAAATGAACTTCTATACATTTTCCATCTATAAACTCAAAATTAACTGCACCCTTATATCCTATTAGATGAGCTTCTATAAAGTTTAATACAAACTTTCTGCGATCTAATGTTGTTAGTTCTTGCTTTTCATTTAAATCTATAGTTTCCCAATAGCTAAATTTGCCTTCGCCTAAACTATGTCCTACTGTAATACGCCAATCTAAAAACTTACCTTCATTAACTACAACATCAACAGTTGAATGTTCTCCAGCTAGTACTTCCATACAAATATGAGCAGGTGTATAGTTTTTAATGTAATCTTCAACATCTTCACATAAATTAGTTCCTATACCCATACCCCAAAGGTTTTCAATTGGTTTACTAAAGCATGGGATAAAGTCAGGTTTAGACTTTCCGTGTCTAAACCATTTCATGTTTTGATAATCTAGAATCTTACGTTTATCATATATCCAAGCATATTGCGGATACATTTCAATACTACTAGTATCCCACAAAGGAATATCTGCATCAGATAGTAGATCATGTTCCTCACAGTATTGTGAGAACTGTTCATCATCTAACCACATTTACTAATTCCTCCTTAACGATGAACAAGTTCATCGGATTCATCGTCTTTCGACTCGAATCATTTACTATACTTAGTCTATTTGGCTTTGGTTCAGTCGCACTTAGCCTGTTTACGGCAAAGCACAACTGGTCC